ACAAGTAAAGGTCATGCAAGATGAGATTGTGGCTGTTAAGTCTGCTCCTGTGCAGCACTTCGATGTACTCGCAATCGGCGTATCCGATTCAGCGAGTAGAAAATAAGGACACAGTAGTTGTAATGACTAAAGCACAAGCGATTGCCATGAACAATCGCTTTCTTTCCATGGACTCAACAATCAAAGCATACAATGAAGCCTACAAACTCAAGTATTTTCAGCATCATCAAGCAAGCCAAACTGTGGCTCGCCAAGATTCAGTCATTGCTGAACTCAATCGACAGCTCCTCATCAAGCCGACCTTCAAAAGAATGACGCAAACGGATATATTCATATCCATCTATTTCGTCGTATTTTCGTCGGCCCTAATGTACTTGACGCTGTGAAATGGTTCTCTCTGGTTATCGCAATCCCCTTACTCGTTGGGTGTTCGGCAGAATGGCACCTGAAGAAAGCTATTCAGAAGAACCCGGCTTTGTTGTTGGAGCCCACGGTTGTTACGAGATGGGACACGATTACGATGCCCCCGATAACGATTGTGGACACGCTGGAGATACCAGCGGTAGGCGACAGCTCCATAATAGAGAACGACTCACTTCAAGTAGTCGTTAAGACTGTGGTCGATAGAAACGGCAACAAGAAGCTGTCCGTTTCTGCCAAAACTAAGACCATTCAAATACCCCATTACATCAAGGTGGATTGCCCTCCGCAGGTTAAGCTGTTGGCTATTCCTTGGTATTACAAAGTGTACAAGGTGTCATTTTTCATCTTGATACTCCTGCTGATTGTGGCTCTTGCTCGGCACATCAGTTCCCGCTTTGTTTAACCAAAAAATCTAACTACCTTTGAATCAGGAAGTAACGGCTATTGCCAAAAAGAAACTACCAATGGAATGGGAATACTACACCAATCCGAGCAAGAAAATTCAAATTGACGGCCTTCTTGAGAAGGCAGCTTCGGTATTCGCTAACTGCGATTCTACCTCAGAAGCACGTGCTGAAGCACGTCGTCAAGAGAAGAAAATCTTGAGCGAGATTGCTAAGATTGATGCCCTCTTCGCTGAGCGATGCGGGTGCAACGAGCTATACTAAGCCCTTTAGTCGCTCCTTGTTGATTTGGGAGATATCGTAGTGCTTCTTGCAGTACTCGTATAGCTCCCCGCCAAGGTTTTGCGCTTTTTCCAACGTCATATCAGCAACAGCTTTCCTCCACTCCTCAGGCGTAGAGCAGAGTATTCCTGTCTTGTTATGGATGATGGCCTGCTTGTATGGCGTCGTATTCGAGGCAATGATTGCCGTCTTGGTGTACCCGGCCTCAACCACCTTTAGGTCCGACTTGCATCGGTTGAACTTGTTGTTCAAGAGCGGAGCCAGAGCCACATCAAAGTGGCGATAGAGCTGCGCGTACAAGTGGATGTCAAGGGGATACATTGTGTACTTGGCCCGAAGGATGTCTGGGTAGTCCATAAGGTTCATGCAGTACAGCTCATGATTCTCAAAGGTGACACCCATTGAAAGAAGGTCATTGCGGTGGCCATTGGCTCCGATGTATCCAAAGCGAACAAGTCCTTTTGGGTTCGGGTCTTTCTCTTGTTCAGCCCACTGCTTTTCTTTCTCGTATACCGTGTTAGGTATTACTCGATACACAGCATTCTTATTCACCTTTCGCATCTTGTGCGCAAGGGTTTCAGATGGAGTCCATATCTCGTCAGCAATACGGATGCTTGCAAGAATCTCCCCAGATACTTGCTTCTTGTAGTGTTCCTTTGCTGGATTGTCGTCTGGAAGTTCCCAGAAGTCGTCGTTGTCAAGGATTAGCTTGACCTTGTACTTCTTGAGCCACTTCTTGAACTCGATGTAGTTGGAAACGGTACACCGACGAGAAACGATGACAGAGCCAACCTTCGTCATGTCAAACTCCTTAAGCTCATTGAAGCTGGAGAAGAAGTGGATGTTGACACCCTCCTCCGCTTTGAGGCGGAGGAAGGGAGTCATCAGTCTGTGGTAGTTGATGCCGTTTAGGCCGTCAAGAAATATCAGCGTTATCATCGTAGTATTCCAACAGTGCAGCCCGAATCATGTCGAACTCTCCGTCGATGTCTCTTTTGAATTTACGTATGGTGTTGTGTAGTCGGTCAGCGTCAACCCTTGGGTTTCCTGCTTCGTCGTGCAGGCTTTCGTACAGAGACGTCGCCGCGTTCGCTATCCTGGATGTCGCCTTGTAGTAGGTCCGACTCAATTCCTCTTGGTCCATGTGCGGTAATGGTTGCTATGAATTGCTCTTTAGGTAAACTCGGGTCGTATCTTGTTTCCTGTGAAAGATAATACTTTGGAGTGTCGTCAGGAATATGACCATGATTGCGTAGATAATCCGCAAGAAACTTGCTGCAACAAATAGCGTTATCAACGTCATAGCGGCAATTGTAACGAACAGCAATAGACATTCGTTCCATGCGGAACTTACCAAATGGAGCAAGTGCCGTAGCGATGGCTCTCCAGTATACATCCTTGTGTTTCTTTCTGACCATGAAGTGCCTTCCCGCATAATATGCGTTAAGGCTCGGCGGCTTCGGTAGTATAATCTCAATGGTCTCATTGTTCACCTCATCTAAGGTAGGACAATGCGGCTGGAATTCAAATGCATAGGAGTGAAAGTTTTTGTCCCGAACAACGGATACATTCCAGTTCGGTCGTTGTTGAGCTGAAACACAACTGGTTGGTCAAACGGAGTCGGTGAACCCCCGGTCTCCGTGTTGCGAACCTTTCGCACGTGTATCTCTGTGCGGTAGCGCATCTCTGGTTCTGGGTGCAAGACCTTGCGGTGAAACGTAACGAATGAATCAGCACGGTTGACCCACTTGCCTCCGCCTTCAGTGTCTTCGGCAAACGGAGCCACTGGGAGTCCATCGGGGCCCTTTCTACGGACAGCTTCTGTGATGGCGTGTGTATTCACCCACACGGCCATATCGTTCTGCGTAGCGAAGGTTAGAAACTCTGATGCTGCCTCGTAGTGGTATTCGTGTGATGTGATTCCAGAACTGTTCTTTCCTACGGTAATCTTCAAGCTGTTGTATGGGTCAATCAAGTATCCATCGTAGCGCTCTTGACGCACCAGCTTTTCAGCAAACACCATAAGGTCTGCATAGCTGTACACCTGCGCATTGCTGATGATGGTGAAGTGCCTGTTCACCCACTTGAACGCCTCTGTACGTTCTTCGTGGCGCATCATGTCAATTGGCTTATCAAGAAGGAACTCCATTAGGCGCATCTTGAACGATGCTGTCTTGTTCTCGCTCGAGTAGACAACCCAGCGCCACCCATGCAGGACAGCTGATGAGACCATTAGGAATTGCGCCATGGTGGTCTTGCCTACGTTGCTGTGTCCGTTGATGATGGTGAACTCCTTCTTAAGCAAGAAGTGCTTGTCAAGCCATTCAAATCCAGTGCTAAGTCCACGTATGATTTCTCCCTTGGCGAATTTCTCAATCCAGTTGTAGTCAGAATCATCGGATGAGATGAACGACATATCTCCGTCGTTGATTTGCATCTCTCTACGGATGCGTGCCTCATCTTCAATTACCTCTCGGATTGGCATTTGCTTTCCTTCCAGGATGCCATCCTTGATGGTGTTACGTGCGTTAGCTAAGTCCTCTACGTTTTCCTTCTTTTGGATTTCACGTAGTAGAACTCGCTCGGCTTCATCCTCCTCCATCCGACCGGCGGCAATATAGCCGCCGCAAAGGATGGCTGCCCGCAGTAGTGTGATATGCTTCTCTCCGTCTTGTGCACGGCGTACCATTCGAGCTACGACGTTTAGCTTCTCGTAGTCGGTGTGTAGTTCTTGAATTTGCGCTACCTGCTGCTCTTGTTGTTCACGCAGCATGCCCCCGAATACCTTGCTGTCGGGGTTATGTACCAGCTCTGGGTCATAACTCTCAAAACACGCACGAGATTCGTTAACTCCAGACGGGTCAGCCAGGAGTCCATAAGTGCTATCAAAGTACGTCTGGAGCGACCTAAAGTGCTCCCTGTGCCTTTCTGGGTTGCTTATCTTGACGAGGGCTTTCAGTCCCTCGCCAGATGGGGATATCCAGCAGGCAAAAACGTATTCGTCTGTAGATAGGAGAGCCTTTGATGCTTCTGCGTTTACGTGGTCAAAGTCAAGTACGATTAGTCCGCTGTGTGTCTCGAGCGCATCGTCCTTTCTTGTGGTAAATACACCAGAGAAAAGAGCTACTGGAAGTGAGCGCTTGAGCTCGGAGTTCCCGGCGCGTATCGCCAGGATGTTCTCCATGCTTCTTCCGCTGACGATGCGTTCAAGGGCAGCATTTACATCTATGTAGTGTGGCTTATCCGTCTTGGTGACGGATTGAAACATTGTAATGTTGCTCATTTGAATTCCTTATCGTAGTCTTTTTCTTTGTGGTGAAACGAACGAGATATTGGCTTGCTCTCAAATATCTTGATGACTCGGAAGTTGTGTACAATCTTGTTGCCTAATACTGCCGAGCGCAGCGAGTCCATTATATCTTTTGACTTATTCATTGAGAGTAAGTCCTTTGCCCTTGATACTATTTGAATGGGCACCTCTTGGGTGCCCTTCGTGTTTGATATAAGGTTCTTTCCTTTCTTGGTGTGCCAGAATACCTGCAGCTTGTGCAGGTATATCATCTGTCCAAGGCTATCAGAAGTCGTATCCGAACCGCTTGAAGTCGTCATGATACAATGCGGCTATGATTCGCTTACCTTCTTCGTCTAGCTTGAACCTTTCTGAATAGCTTCTATTTTCTTTCTCTGGCTTCTTGCTCAGCTTCATGCCTATTGCCTCGGACACAACTTCCAAGTCAACATCAAAGCTCTCAATCTTACCAACGAAGTCAATGTCGCTTGGCACCCATGCTGACTGTGTTACCAGAGTTTCATGCTTGCCTCCCAAGAAATCTCCGTGGTGCCAGAACTGCATCATGGCTACGTGAGCAAGCGTTTTAGCGCCATTGATTGTGCTATCCCACGGCAGGGGCAATGCATGATTTTTTTGTAAAATTTCATGCACTCCCCACACATCTTCAAGGCTGTAGTTCATGTGGTCAGAGTAGCTACTCAAGAACCAAGTGTATGGGTTTCTGACAAATACGAACTTGAAATATGAGTTCCATCGTTCTTCTCCTGCCATTTCCCTAACGACGTGATATCCATCGTGGCCATACGGCGGCGTTCCATTGTTAGAGCTAATGCACGCTGGGTCAGCTTCAATCAACAGATTCTCAATCGTAGTACTACCAGTTTTTGGTATACGAATGAATATACACTTCAGCTTGTCGGAGATAATCATATCAGCGATGCGGAGATTAGTTCAAGGTTTTCCGTGTTGTTGACAGCCTCATACTGATAGATAGCATCAGCTACTGTTGACGATGTAATCTTGAATTCTGATTTCTCCTGTGTGTCAAAGTGTCGGTATATCAATAAGTACATTGAGAACTTCTTTCCGTTCAACGCCTCTTTGATTAGGCGATTTAGGATTGCAGCTCCCTCCTCATAAGTCGTTGCATACTTTGGGTATAACCATTTGCCTCGCTCGGTCTTCTCCATTAGCTCATCGTGCCTACGTATGTGGAATAGCGATGTTGCGTGGTTCTTTTCAAATACCTGTGCAATTTCCAGCAGAGTCATTGCTGTGTTCTCCCGCAGATATGCGTAAATCATCCTGCGGCAGTCAATTAGTGTGCGTCTGCGGGCATCGGTGAATAGTTCCTTAACGCTCACGTCGTTCACCATAGCAAAAGTGTCTATGGTTCTTTCTATGATTTTCTCTCGTCTCATTTTCTTAAATCAATTGCATACAAATCATCCATCTCTTGATACACCAGGTAGTCGCGTTCCTCAAGAAACGCGACGGCAGCACTCTTGTATTGGCCAAGGTGCTTGGTCTCAGCCTTGATAACCTTTGGTCGTAATGGGCCTTCATAGATTGCCGTTTGAAGAATCACCCAGTCGTGACCCTCTGTATCAATCTTAAGGAAGTCAATGCGCTTCACATCGTACTCTAACATGATGTCCGTATAGGTAGACGTACGCACCTGCACAGGCTCAACGAGACTTCGGTTTGCATCAATCACATATTCAGCAAAAGAGCTCATGCCACTGAAGTCTCGGTCGTTATCGCAAACGCTGTCCTTGTAGGTGTACATCGTCTTGGATGCAGCCGTGATGTCCACCGCTCGGTTGACATAGTGTACTCCTTCCAGACGCTCAAGTCTGTTGAGGTATTTCTCAATAGGCTCGATAATCATCCCTTGCCATCCTTTGTAGGCAAGGTGGTTTAGGGTGCCGAAGTCGCAGCTCCCGATTTCAACGAAGAATTTAGAATCGCTCATAGTATGTAAGGTTATCGTATTCGTTAGGGCCAAAGTATACCCATGCCGTGATGGGTGTGTCTATCTCTTGGATGGTAACGCTAATCTCTCGGCGGCGATACCAATCTGGATGTCCCTCAAGCATATCAAGCCTGCGCAGTGTGTCTTTGTTGACCAGGTACAGCTCAACCTCTACGTTGTGTCCTTGGTTCTTTTTGTACAGCAAGAACGGAAGTCCTCCGCTGCGAATGATTAGTGGGAATTTTTCGGTGGTGTTCCCCTTGCCAACCATTGTAGCTTTCTCAAGTAGTATGTTGTTTCCATACCCGCTCTTTAGCGTACCATATACGGCGACAGCTATATCGTTGTCTAAGCTATTATGTTCCCGTTGCAAGTTAGAAGATTTAGATAGTGTTCCAGATACTCCTTTGTCCCGCTCATTATTGGTTTCTTTTCCCATGTTAGTTTCCATTGATTTGAATTTTCATCGTAAGCGATTTGATACGACTGATAGAAGTCGCTACGCCTTTTTCCCTGCTTCATCTGCTTTCCTGTTTATCCAACGAACATACATCTTTGAAGCGACAGCAAGTCGCTGAGGCGGGAACTTGTAAATGCTTTTGAGTCTTGCTTGTGCAATCCTCATGAATTGGTTCATTTCGTCTTCGTTCTTCTTGAGGAAGAACTGCTGAAGGTCATATAGTGTCATAGTAAGTCAACTGCTTTGATTAGAACACCACGCGAAGTATTCTCATCTCCGCCCGGCACATCCTTGCGCTCATACTTAGTTCTGCATAAGTCCTTCAACCTCTTCGTTGAAATGGTAACCAAGTACAGAATATCATCTTCTTCCATGAAGACTTCGTTCTCCTTGTGTCGGCATCCTTTTTCGGATGCCGCAATCAGAACCCAGTAGTCTGCTTCGGTCGTGGCTATGCCTGAAGGCCGGCCACGCGAAGAATACTCAATGTAGAAGTTCCCAGTTCGGTGCGTTCCAAAGTCGAGCTTGACCTCAACGGTTGTGTTACTGAGCAGCTTGCCCAGGAGCAGCTCGCCCATAAGGCCGATGCGTAGGTCATGACGGAAATCAGAATTGTATTCCACGAAAAAAGAAAGAGATGATAGTGAAAAGAAAGAGCGGCCGCCATGCCCCACCGGAACAACCTATTGCATGGCGTAACCAACTTGCTGCCGCTACATTCTTTTGCTATTTAGAAAGGTAGGTCGTCGTCGCGGTGCATTTTAGCCTTGTTCGCAGCGGGCTTTGAAGCGGCCGCAGCGTGCGGGTTGAATACACTCACGAACGCAGAGTCGTCCGTCTTGATGACGAAGTCAAGGTTCACGCTGCCGCGAGCGGTCAGGTATTTCTTGAGCTCGTCGAGCTGTTCAGATTTGAACGAGATTGAGTACTTGCGTACGCCAGATTCGTAAGTCTTAAGCTCGCCTACGTATCCGATATAGATGTCTTTCTTTTCCATTTTGATTGACAATTAAATTTCCCCTTCAAGGTAGAACGAAGCCGATGGCTTGTCCTTTTCAAAGTGCTCTCGGATGGTGTTAATCGCCCGATTGAACTTCTCCTCACCGAAGCGAAGGGTTTGCTCCGATGCTTTGTATACGGCAGGGACATAGGGAAAAGACTTCTCTTGGGCCACCCAGTAGAAGTCCTCGTATCCGAAGACCTTGCAGTAAAGGTACGCTTGAATATCGTACCCTAGATATCTTACGTCGGAACGAAACACCGACATTGAACGTGTTGTCTTGGAGTCGGAGATGAATCCGTCTCCTTTGCAGTCAAGGAATCCCCTGAAAGGGATTCCGTCTACCTCTTCATTGAATTCCACTTGGTAGTCTCCGCTCAGGTAGATTTCCACGATGCCGCAGTCATTGAGTCGTGTAACCATGTCAATGATTTGCTGATGGTCTTCAAGGCTCAAGATGGCACGGTTGCCAATAGATGCGTCCATTTCGTTCTTCCACTCTTTGTAGATGCTTGTAGCTCGTGGGCTCTTGGCTCCATCAGCCAACAGCTTAGACACTATCTCAGTATCATCCATCACGAAGAAGCGTTCATCAAACGCTTCGGGGGTAAATAGCTGGCAGTCGTATGCGCTACCAAACTGCAACGCCTCGCTGTCCTTCTTGAGCTTGCCCATCATGTACATCTCAAAGAGCGCGATGTCTTGGAGCGCGTACTTGATGGAGCTGTAGGATAGGTATGGCTTGCCAGTGCGTTCAATCATCTGGCGAATCCACTTGTCTTTCTTCTTAGCCATTGTGGTACTTGTTGCTTATTGAATTGTACGCGCCTTGAAGCTGGTCAGCAACCTCTTTTGCCTGCTTGGTTTCTATCATGTCCACAATGCTGATTGCTTTCTCAAGTTCTTCCATTGCCGTAACCATAGCTGGCACGTTGTATGAGCTGCCGTAGTTGGACATGATTCGGCTGCCAAGCATTTCGGCTTCCTTCTTCTTGATGTGTGGGTGTTCCTTGAAATACTCAAGGTATTCTGATGGTTTCATTTCAATTTCTCTATGATTAAACTAAGTGCGTTGACATATCCTTCCCAGTACTTGGCCTCGGTATCTCTACGGCTGTACAAACATACGTTCCGATTGTATTGCGCCTTCTTGTATTGCTCAAGAATATCCTGAGAAACCTTAATTTTTTCCATCACTTCTTTTTCTTCTTTAGACGAAGCCTTAGCTTGAAGATTTTGTTAGCCAGATATGACTGCTGCTGCTTGTGTTCAGTCTCGGAATCAAGTATCTGTTTGTAGTAGTATTTCATGATTGGGATTCCAGCAAGGAATCCCAGCGCAAGCGTTGACATCGCCAAGGAAATCAATGCAAGGATTTCGTCAGCTTCCATAGGTTTCGTGGTAGTATTGGTCGGCTGCCTTGTCCCACTCTTCGTTGTACTCGCCACCGAAGTTGAAGGCATCCTTGATTTGCTGCTTCTCTTTCTCCAAAAGCTCGGCCTCTATCTTTTCAATCACCTTACCAATAGGGTTTTGAAATGTAGCCTTGTAATGCTTGCATAACTCAAGCAGTTCCTTCATCGCTGTCTGTTCCATTCTTTTGATGTTCTTCAAATTCTAAGCATTCATAACATACGCTTTCAAACTTCCACGTGTCACCATCTTGTTTGACGTTTGAGTATACACGATTGGGTGAGCCGCATCTGTCGCACTTGACCACGTTTGGGAATACTCTTGACAAGTCTGGCTCGTAGTTCATGTCTTCATTAGACACCTCAATGTACCATAGGCCCAAGTCAAATATGACTGACCACGTTACGTTCGGGTATCGTAACCACGTTACACCGATGGCGAACTGGTCAACGTATTTTCCTGTGCTGATTTTCATTTCTCGTTGGTGTAAGAGATGTTTGCATTATCGGGAATATAAGCGGTGTCGGTTGTAGTGCCTGTAATAACGCTATCACCTTTTCTAACCATTTTGTTTCCCATAATACATCCACAAATACCACTTCCGCCATTAGCAGGATTACATCCACAGATAGTATGATACGGGACTAAATCACCAGTTCCGTTAGGAACAGTAATAGTTCCGCCTTTCCACCATTCATTACCAGTCCAGATATGAGTGTCTTCAACTTTCTCATAGGTCTGCTCAAAGATATCTGGCTTGCAAGGGTAGTATTCACCTTTGACTCCACGGATAATAAAGTCTCCGATAGAAGCAAGATGCTCTCCTTCTAGTGTTTTGATGATTAATCCACCCTCAACCTTATTGTGGTCAATGTAAAAGTGCTCTCCACTTACTTGCATTGATTCCTTATCAAAAGCATTTTCGGTAAGGAAGTCAAACATTTCTCTGTGATTCTCACCCGTCCATTGAACAGCATCAATCACTACTGGTTTCTTTTTGTATTTCATTTCTCGTTGGTGTTAAAGTTTAGTTTTGACATATGCAATTTTTTCTTGCTCTGTCAAGTCAGAAAAGAATTGTACGGCTATTGCTTGTCCAAACAATACTTTCTTTGCCATTACAAACCTTTCCTTGAGTGTAGTATATTGCTTAGTATAGTTGAGAGGTTTAGCAATCTGCCACCCAGCAAGTTGTTTACCGTCAATCACTAGTGATACTGATTCTGAGGCTGGTTGGTCTTTTATCAATTCGTCAATTAAGATTGCTTTCATTTCTCGTTGGTTTTAATTTTTGATTTAATATGTTCGTCAAAGTCTGAATACTTCAGCCCCCACATTACACTGAACCACAGCATCTCCTTCTCGGCTTGAGCTGCTCGCATCTTGAGTTCTCGCATAAGGTACTGCTTACCCCATTCCTTCAGTTCGTTTCCCTGCTCAACGGTCATAGTGTACTGCTGAAACCAATTGTCTACGCCAACGATGTCGTCGTAGGTCACGTCGTGTCCAGCAATCACAAACATCTGATTGATTAGGTCAACGACTGCCTTCTCAATCACAAACGTCTGATTGATTAGGTCAACGATTGCCTTGTCTTTCTCCTCCTCTTTGGTTAGTCGTTTCACTCCTAACGTCTGATTGATTAGGTCAACGATTGCATCTTTACTCACGGCGCGTCATTCTCAATTAGAATCTCCCAATAGTCGCCGTGGTCAACGAATCCTGACGCGACTCCTTTAAGTCCATATAGAGACATATCCGCTCCTATGCCTATGAATGGGCCTCCGCTCGGGTCTACGAATATCTTCTTACCAGAGTCATCCCATCCGTACCTTACGTACCTGTGGTCTCCCTTCCAGTCAATGTTTCCGTTCTCGTTTTTCTCAAACGTGAACTCGTCTCCGTATCTGTTAGTGTACTTGCTCATTGGAATGTTTGAATTTTAGCATCTACTTCTTTTAGTTCTGACCAAGTACCCAAGTAAGTAACAGCTCTAACCTTCCGGTTGTCAATCCATACGTACTCTTGGCCATCCTTGATGCGTGGCTTGTCCATCACCAGTCCGTGGTACTTGAAGCCATTGTCGCTAAGCCACTGCTCAGTAACAGCTTTGTCCTTTGACTCCCTTGCAGTGAAGAATGAAATCACATGACCCTCGTCGTACCATTTGTTGATGATGTCAAGCGCATCAGGATAAGCAGATGCACTGGCATACAGATGGCTGTCCTCGTTCTTGATGTCGTCGCATATCGTACCATCAATGTCTATGAGAAACACTCTTGTCATTGCTCAAGGTATTGGTAGTGTTCTCCTTCGTTGCCGTTGGTTCCGATGATGTCCATTCGCTTGTTCATCTCTTCTTCCTTCTCCTCCCACTCTTGGTCACGAGCGTGAGCGGAGCACGGCGTAATCGCCGGCTCTCGCTCTCCAGCTGCGTAGATGTCAGCGATAGGCTGAGAGACAAACTCACGGATGCCGCGCTCAATGTTGAGGTAGGTATCCTCATCCTCGCCATCACGGAACTGATTGTACACCAGTCCAAGCTTGGACTCAAGCTCCTTGACCAATGCCTTGGCGTGGAACTTAGCACCCTTGCTGTATAGTTTACTATGGGTGAAATCATCCATGTATTCAAGGCCTACCTGAAGGCAAGCTACCATCTTGATGATGCACTCGTTAAGCTCTGCCTCGCTCTTCATTCTCTGTCCTTGTTGAAGGTATAGGCAACAGCTAAGAATCCTCCGAACGCTACGAACGCCATCTTCATGGCTGCATCATCGGCTACAAATAGACCGATAATAGATAGTATTGTACCGAAAAGGTATGTTCTCTTATTGACCATTACTCGTCGCTCCTATCTGATGGTTCATCGGAGAAGAGGAGCCACGCCAAGATGGCGGTGGCCCCAATCATCCCGATTGCAAACGCTAACAATCCCAACGCTTGTACTAACATTAGGCCGTTACGTGTAAGCGCAGAGAATGTGCCTGCTCCTCAGTGATGACATCACCATACTTAGACATCACTGCGTCAAAGCGCTTCTTGCGCTCTGGTGCATTAGTTCCTGCCTTGATATGCTCAGCGGCTTTCTCAAGGTCAAGGCTTGCAGCAGGCGCAGCTTTAGCCTTGGGCTTCTCGGGTATATCCTGCTTGGCGATAGCAAGCGATACCTCCTCGGCTGTTGCAATAGATGATTCAACACCGATACCAAGGAAGCCAAGCGCACGACCTACGGCCGATGTCTCGCAGTTCTCCACGTACGATGTCTTGTTAATCATAGACGATGAGCGGTCTTCTTGTGCGAAGCCAGTAGCAGCGATGCCGCCTTTGGCATCGCGGATGGTCGCCTTCATGACGCACATATCTGAGTCAATCGCTACCATTTCGGTCTCAATAGAATAGCCCTTGTACTCGGGCAGTTTGCGCAGGGCAATGATGCGTTCGTTCACCTGAACGTATTCCTTACCCTTGATGTTTGTTGTCTTAAGCTGATAAGCCATTTGTTTGAATTTGAATTGATTAAAGTTACGAAATCATTTTGACTTGGCCAAAGAATGCTGCATATCTCGTGCAATTCCTTTGTCAAGTTCCACATCGCATCCGTAGTAAACCGACTGAATCTTCATCATCCATTCGGTGTACGACAGCTTACGTTCGTCTGCATTAGAGCCAGCCTTCTTCAACATATACATTGCGAATTACTTTGAGTGTTCTAAGAAACGAAGATATAGTTTCAAGTTCCTGGTACTTGACAGCAAGCGGTGTGTCGTCAGAGAATTTGTCTATCCACATGACCTGCGACGCTGGCTCACTCATGAGTAAGTCCATGAAGTTTGACTCCTTACGTGCTTGAAGCACCATCGTCTTTGCAATGATGCTGTTGGTGTCGTCGTCTGGTGTAACATTCAGTATGTCCAGAATCTTGTCGCCTACGCTGCTCATTGCATGAAGTTTGTTTTGATTAGGTCTCCAAGTATGCGCACACTGAAATAGAATACTGCGTAGTATGGGATGTGAATGAATAGCCATGCAAGTGCCTCAATGATGAATGGCGGCTTACGTCGTGGGTTGAAGTTCGGTTCTTGATTGCTCATGTAGCTCTATGTATTTCTTGATTTCTTGTATTTCTAACAGGCACTCCTCTGCTTTGATGCGGATGAGTGTAAGGTGCATTATGTTGCTGTAATTAGTAATGAGGCGGATGTTGGCCTCTAACTTGGCCAACTCCGCACCCATTCCCTCATCTATCCTAAGCGATTGCATTGATGAACACCTGTTCGTTTTCAATGTCCACGTCGCTACGGCTTACGTCGCCAATGCTGATTGCATTTGCGGGCATCTCGCCTGCCTGATACATACGCAATGTCTTCGCCGCTTCTTCCTCGCTCGTAGCCTCTACAACTATGGTGAGTGTCTCAACAAAGCTGATGCGTTGCTTCGCTACAACCTCGTACGTCTGGATAAGCGGAAGAACCTCTTGTGTGGCTACGCTTTCCACTGGTGTGGATGCAGACATATCAATGAACAGCTCCTTCTTCATGCGAGGGTCTGATGCTACCTCGGTGAGCCTTGTGCCGTCGGGTATTTTGCGTAGGCCAAAGTGGCTTGCGGTCAGCTCACGCGCTCGCTTGTCGTTCTCCGCATAGCAGATGAACGTAGAGAATGTAGGCTGTCCGCGCTTGGGCTTGCGGTTGAATCCCTTGGCTCCCTTTCCTTGAATTGGGTTGGGGATGTTAATCACATATTGTTTCATAAAATGGTTTTGAATTTGTTAATACAAAGGTTTAGTTAAAAAAGTGAATTGCGCAAGTTTTGTTTCAGCAAAAATTGCAAGTTGATTGTATCTCGTTGATTGTCAGCCGCTATTGTGTTCCATAAAGTATTTCTTTCATGTGTTTAATCCTGTACTTTTTGCGCAATTCAAGGATGTCAAGTCGCAACGCGAACCTTGAGTTATACTTGAATGCGAAGTACTCCGATGCTATCTCTTGGTCAGTCGTCGGCAAATACGGCAGCTCTCCCGCTGGTATCTTACCCATATATCGCTGGCCTTTAAGTTCTTGCGCTCGTCGCCTCGCTTCGCCAGGTGTGATTGACTCGCCTCGGTTGAACAATGCGGTAGCGTGTACTCCGATGCGTGTTGCGCCATCGCTCGCCAGTGGTAGCGAGATGAACGAGAAGGTGTGCTTGAATGCGTCAAGCGGAACGATTGACATTTCTTCTTTCATGATTTCTTATTGTTGTTATGTTCTCTCCACTCCAGGTAGAATCCAATGGCTACAATGATGTTCATGCCCATGGACGCTACGATTTCGTGGATGTCTTGATATACATTGGTTGATAGGTGAACGTGTCCCACCATCCAAAAAGGAATGGACAAGTTCCCTGCTATCCATCGCACTGCAAAGTCCACGAACCTCATTAGCCTCGGCTCATTATGGTACGTAGCTTGGCTACATAGTTCGGGTCTTCGGCGTAGTATCCGTTGAGCAGCTGAAGGAACTGCTCATCGGTTCTGCAATGCTTGGCGTATGATGCGCACCACATCGCATAGTCAAGTACGCTATCCTCCCACGTATCGTAGTAGGCATGGCCGTGTTGGCTGCCCTTCGCAAGGTTGATACGCATGGTCGCCTCCTTCATGCCGAACAGGTTGTTGTTCTCCACGAAGATGTTTGACCTAAACGTATTTGTTTCCAGCTTGGCTTGGGCAACAGCTACGTCAACGAACCGCACGTTCAGCTCGCTGAGCTTGGAACGTAGGCGTTCCTCGCTGAACTGATTGCCCATGCCTCGCACCTGAAGGATGCGCTCGTACTCGGTAGAATCTATCACATTGATTGATAGTAAGACAAAGAGGGCGGCTATCAAGGCCGCCCCTTTGGCTATGGTTTTAGACAAGGGAAGCCTACGATACGTAAGCGTTTCCCTATTGAATACGTAGAAGCTCATGGCTATTGGTTTTCAAATACAATTCCGTTGCGCTTGGACACTCGGCAAGCCATCGGGTAGTGTGTCTTGCTTGCCTTGTCAAGGAAAACTACGTGTGTGTTGTATCCTCCCCACGTGCGCTCAACTTTCTTCACGAAAGCCTTGACTCCTGTTCTGTCCCCTGTTGTGATGATGATTGTGTCACCTGCACGAGGAATTGAGTTGGTGTCACTCGCGGACTCACGTGCAGGATTGCTGGTTATGTACATCCAATCGCGATGCCATGTGTTTGGGCTTTGTTCTCCGTCTTGACAAACAAAGAAGTACCTGCCTGACCACGCCAAACTGGCGTCTCCATCAATGGTAATTGGTTGCCGCCATTGGTTTGCAACAACATCAACCATGAGGCCATTGATATTGTCTCGGTCGCGATACATACCCCCCATTGTCCGCAAGTCGTGGAAAAGAACTCGCGTACCTGGTTCTATGTTCATCGGCGCAGGTTCCAGCCAATCCGTATGGAATTGGAGTGTCTCAATACTTGTATCAAATGGTGAGCGGATACGGACTGTGGAGTTGGAGATAATGGAAACAATCTCGTACTCGTTTCCGAACCGATTCTCAGACCATGATATACGTGGGCAATTAGGCGACAGCATAACGCGGTCGCCCAGTTGCGGGTTGCTTGGGTCGTAGTCATACGAGAAGCGAATCAATGAGTTTCCATCAATCGGTATCGTTAACTCTTGTATAGGTTCTTGTGTTGTGCGTGGCATATCTGGTTATTTTTAGATGTTAATTAGTGAGTAGTCCCGCTCTGCTTGAAGCTGTTGTTCCACTCAATCTCCTCAAGTTTTTCGTACACGTCGTTGACTGCGGCCGGGATGTACTCGTAGCAATCAACGCACTCGCTGTTGAAGTTGACCTTTGCTTGGTCATGCTTGCACGTTGAGCATTTGAAGGTCTTGTCAATGAATGGCGCATCGTAGTCAAAGTCATCGGTGGAGTAGGACTCGTATGGGTACATGATGCGCTTGTCCTCAAGGTCATCAAAGTATCCATCGTCGTACTTGGTTGCGTATGCCCCAGTGGTAACGCCGCCTTTGTAGTAGCTGCCGTATGCTCCGTAGCCCCGGTCAAAGTCAAGTGAGTCGTAGGTGTGTGATTTGTTGGAGTACCAATTGCCGTCAACCCACTCACCGATACCCTCGTTGAAGATGCGGTAGTCGCCCGTTTCGTCAAGGAAGATGAGCTTGTTGTCGGTTTCAATGAAGCGGTAGATGCTCTCCTCAATGAAGGGGTTGTCAAGCGTGGCCACGTTGTCAATGCTGATGCACGATAGCAGGTCTGCGAAATCTGCGGTATCTGACCGCTCCTTGGTGCCGAGGCCGAAGATGATGCCGTTGTGGATGAAGCCCACGGAATCGGACACAAAGAATGGGTGCAGGTACTCCGGTGTTAGGCCATGGGTCGCGATGCGGAAGTGTATGAGCATGGGCAGGTCGCCGTACTGCGAGTACACCTCTACATATCGTGCGTAGAATTTCTCAAAGTTCTGCGCGCTCTCCGATAGTCGTGCATTGGGGAACTTTTCTGCGATGAGCTTGCCGTCGGCTACGTATAGGATGCCTGCGCCATCATCGTTGTTGTTCCACGAATTAGATAGTTTTTTCTTGCTGATTTGCTTGCCTGAATTAAGAATTGCGATACACATATAGATATAGTATTAAGATTAGTAAAGGGGATGAAGGGGTAGTCGCCTACCCCTTTTTGTTTTCAAGGAACCGAAGCACCTTGTCGTCAATGCGCTTGACCTTATCGGTGTACAAGTTGCCGTCGCCCATGTTTCGCACAAGGTCGTAGCCAATGTTAGCCCACTCTTGTACGTCGCTGATAGCCACGGAGATACGCTTGCTTGTGCGCTTGAGGCTGCTGATGAAGAACTCCATCATCACGCCCTGCCCGGTCTTGCTGAACTGCAAGGTGTCGTACATAGCGTCAGCGAACTGCGAGTACCAGCACACAAGGCGCAACAGCTTCTCCTCATCGTACTGCTTGGCCAGGTGCTTGTGCAATGCACTGCGCTTGTTGAGCATCATACGCTGAACATCCGCCGCCGTCGCGTTGGGGAACTTGGTCATAATGCGGAACAAGTCCCGACGCCATAGCAGCGTAGCCACGTCATGCACACGTGAGATGATACGGAACTCAATATACGAACTCTTGATATTGAAGGCTACGTATCGCTCATCGCGGGCAAGGTATTGGTCTGGCTTGGCGTAAGCACGCGACCACCGCGATGTAGCACGCTTGCGGTACAAGGCTACGAACAGCGGCATAAACGCGGCGTACTGCTTGAACAATTCGCTGCCTGAAGTGCCACGCTTGCCGAAGTTGATATGACCACCGCAATTCGTTGAGGAGTCGGCGTTGATGTGGTCGCGCAAAAGTTGGCTGTTCGCAATATCGTCGTCAAGTTTGGAACTAAATAGGTCGTACACGGGTGACACAAGTTCAAAGCCCGTGTCGCTGTCAAGTGAGCCGTCGTGTTCACGTGACCAACGAGTGCGGTCTACCTCACTCAAGTCGTAGCTGAACATATCGGAGTCCTCTTTCTCAACCTCAAAGCCAATGGTGAACAAGGTATCTGAAGTGCTGAAGTCGTGACGAGGGCCGCCGTGGTAGTCGTGGTTATCATTCGCAGGCTCATCGGTGCGGTACTCCTCTGGGCCTTCGTGCCAGAATACGTACTCACCCGCATCACTTTCGTGGTAGTATTCTTGTACGTCTGCGGCATAGATGGAATCTTCATGCCAGATGTACTCGCCGTCGCAACTGCCCCCACCGCAAAGCACGTAGTCATCCTCGTCAACGGACTCGTGTAGGTACAGGTCGCCAGCGATTTCTATTACAAGGTCTGACCACTCGTTGTCAAGTAGGACAACTCGCTCTACTGATGCGCGGTGTCCGCGCCCTTCTCGCACTAACGCGGTCGTGGTGTCAACGCGTCGTGCCCACTGGCCTGCGAACTCGCTTGGCTCGGTGAGAATACGGCACTCTGCCTGTTGATATTCTGTGCCGTCGTATGTAATAACCATGACTGTTTCATTTGGTGTTAATGTTTCATCTTGCGCAGGAGAGGCGGCGCTCACAAGCGTAAGCCACTCATCCACATATACCCATCCTACCATACCGCGAATCGTGTATCGCGGAGCGTCATCAGTCCCCATGAAGGAGTTAATGATTACGCCTTCCTGTCCCTGGAACTCACGCATAGGTGGCGCAATGTTACACGAGCCTTCGTATGGCGCATTAAGGTCAAGGCGAACTACGTCGCCGATATTGAATTTGCTCATTACACATCAAGCATTTTTGCCTACGTATTACACCCCGTAGGCATAGGTGTTTCGTGCATCATCAAGCCCTGCACGTATGGGCTTTGAGGGGTGCATGGTCACGAACCACCGCGCCGCTACGTACCAATGAACCAATCCAAACCAAAACGCACGGCATACACCCCATAGTCCGTTTATCGTGTGGTCGCCACTCTGTCCCCTAAATCGTTACTGCAAACCTACAACTCCAATGTTACCTGAATGTTAAGGCCAGGTTATTTTTTCGTTAAGTTTTCTCTCCCGATAAGCCTGGACACAAGTCCACAACCAGCGGAAGTAAGCACAATCACGGACAGCACAAATACAAGCGCACTCATTGTGTTAGAGATTAACTACCCAATCAGAATTCATGTCGTACTCATCCACTTGCTCCTGCGTTACCTGCGCTTCAAGGCGGTAGGTATGTAGGAATTTACTTAACCTTGAACTAAACACTTTGCGAACTCTTTTGTATTCAACCCGTGAGCCGAGCATCAAAGACCACTCGTCTGCAAAGTCGGCAGCATCTTTGGGTAGCCCAGTGAAGTATGTCCATGCGTTTTTCGTTTCCATCTCAATCATCTCTCTTATCGTGTTAGTTCCGCAATTACTACGGGGTCAATAGTGCCGTACTGCTCATGCACCTTGTCCAGGTATGCCTTCGCGTCCTGGTACGCCTTGCTCCTCTCGTCTGCATACATGCAGGCATGGGTAGCCATACGTATGCGCTGTTGCTCGCTTACAGCCATGTGTTCGTGTGTTATGTATATATGTGTGTGCATCTCGCGCCCTGCACACTTGGGCGTTGTGGGGGTAGGTGGACTCGCACCACCGAAGCCGTGAGGCGGCAGAGTTACAATCTGCTGCAATTGCTGCTATGCGATACCCCCATAGGAAGGGGCATAGGTATCCCCTTCGTGTCCGTTTTACGTGTGGTCGCCACATATCCCGTAAGTGAGGGGCGGGCTTACCGCCCCCGCTTTGCTCGCCGGTCAAGCAGCTGCTCAACCCTGCGCTCCTCGCGGCGGTCTATTCGCCCCGCTACGAACAGCTCAACAGCATCTGCCTTGCGCTTACCCCGCACCTTGCGGTCGGTGCGGCGTACTGACGTGCCGCCGTCAAGCGACGGCGAGCCTTGCACACGGACTACGCACTCGGTGCCGTAGCGTGAGGGGTCGGAGTGGGTGGTGTACCGGCTCATTGCTCAAAGGTGTTGAGGTCAACGATAGCCGCCTTGTGGGCGGCGCGGTTGCAGTACACGTCTGCCTGGCCACGGATGATGTCTGCCCATTCGGGTGAGGCGTCTGCATAGGCGGCAGTGAGGCGGTCGCGGAACCCTGCATACGAGGCGAATGCGTCGGTAGCGAGGAAGTCATCGTACAAGTCAAGCACGAAGTCAATGCCCATGCTGCGCTCAAGGGCTGAAAGGGCGGTTGCGATTTTCTTGTTCATGGTCGGTCGGTATTTGGTTAGTCGGTTGAACAATGCAAACGTAGGGGGCCAATGTTAAGTGAGTGTTAAGGATACGTTATCTTTACGTTAAATCTTACCTTCGGTAAGATTTCAAATGCGCGCGTGTAGCGCGTACGTATGTAGCGTACGTATGCGTGCGCCCCGCCGCTCACGCAGGAACACGGCAACCGAGCCGAAAGCCCCTCGCGCGTTGAGCAGCCAGAGGCTGCGAAAGCGCAGGCGTGTCCACGCGCACGCGCCTTGATTGCCGAAGGCAATGTTAAGCGAAGGTTACGAAATGCAGGCTTGATTTGAGGCCGTTTTTAGGCCGTTTGCTGCCGGTTGGGGTGGTTTTGAGCCGACCATACAGCCCACCACGAGAAAATAGTTTAGTATCCCTCCTTCCCTACGGAAAGGAGGGTAATAAACTAAAAAAAATTGACATATCCAAACCGAAACCAAAAAGATAACCGAAACTTAACGATTTGGTAACATTGGAAAGGCTGTTGGAACACGGATGTTGGAACACGAATCTCACGTAAGGCGTGCAGGCACACACGGGCGCACACACCCAGGCGCACACCCGCCCGGGCGCACGCGCACAGGGTGGGTGATACCCACCCCCTATTATCTTATCTTACCCTACCGAGCGCACACGGCGCGCGAGCGAGCGCACACACGCACACACGTAGGGAAGATTTAACGAAAAGATAACATTGGTTAACGCTGGGATAACATTGGCCCCGTAGGTTTGCTGAACTAATCAAAACCACAAGAAACCATGAAAAACGAGCAAAAATTTAACATTGAGGTAACGCTGAAGGCCGCCGAAATTCTCAAGGCGCAGGCACAAGGCGCGACAGCCTACGCTGTGGGCGAACAAGCGGCCGCCCTCGCCGTGTATGTGTACGAGCGATTTGCGCCCGACCACGACGGCGGATGTGATGCGTATGGGTGCGGAGCCACGCACACTTGCGAGGAGTGCGGATACGAGAGCGAGGAAGGCGCAATCGCCAACGTGGAGCGGCACTCTGAACTTGTGCAAGACCTGTACTTCACAGGCGCGGTGCTGTACGCCGAGGGCATCTACGAGAAGGGCTATGCCCGCCTGCATGATGAGTACGGACACGGCGCACACAACTGCCTGCTTGACCACATAGCGCAAGGGTGAACCACCACCGCCGACCTTTAGGCCGCCTTCGGGCGGCTTTTTTTTTGCCCTTTTTTTGGCTTCTGCTGCACTATCTGCCCTTGTGTGGTACTCTGCCCTATGCGTTACCCATTTGGGTCTTCTGCGTGGATTTTTTGGTGTGGGTGATTTTGTGGGTGTGGTGTGTTCGCCCCCTCTGTACGTATGGCGCGCGGAATCGTGCGTCTGTCAGGCGCCCCTCTGCGTGCATCCTGTGCGCGACCAGGTGCAAACGCCAGAATGTGTGTGCGTTTACGCATTATGCGCACCCCCGTGTATGCGCGCTGCGCGTTTGGGTGCGTGCGTGCCCACGTCCCTATGTGTATGTTCTCCCCAACCTCCACATGACTCAAAAATTTTTCCCGGTATTTTCGTTGTTTAGAATGGCTCTAAATAGTGCGTCTTTGTGCTGTGATGATGGTGTGGCAGTTGGCGCATCGGATTTGGCATTTGCGTATTTCGGCTTTGATGACCTTGATGGAGTTGCCGCAGTAAATCATGGATGAGACGTCGTTCTTTTTGTCGGACAGGTGGTCGAACTGGAGGACGCGTGGGTCTGTTATTCCGCAGTCTGTGCATTTGCCGTGTAGGCGTTTGTAGCGGTCTACGAATGCTCTGTTTCGGTCGCGTTGGGATTTGTTTTGTGCTACGCGAGTATGGCTGTTAGATGAGTACCACGATGCTGACCTGCGGGCAGAACAGCTTTTGCAGGACGACTGTAGGCCGTCTGATTTTCGTTTGTTCTTGGAGAACTCTGTGAGTGGCTTTAGGGTAGCGCAGCCAGGACAGCGTTTCATGGATGTGAATATAGCTGTCATTGACCGCATTGGTGCAATGATGTGCAAAAAAAATAGGCTGCTCACGTCAGAGCATAGTGCGCCTGTATTGTTTGTACTTCGGTGGTTCTGCGGCGGTGTGTCGCTGAGGTGGTTTGGCGTAGTGGTGCCAGCGTCCTGCGTTCGTTGTGCTCTCCGTTGCTCTGCCCCTGTTTTGAGACAGGGGCGACGCTAGTGCGTCGGCGATGTCGGGTGTGCTACCGCGGTGTCCTTCGACTGGAGCGAAGTTAGTTCATATTTTTCGTAAAGTCAATAGCTGAAGCATGGATTTGCAATATTTGCAAAAACTTACTTCAACCAGCTGTAATACTGCTTGGTGCGGCTAGCGCGGTCCTCAAGACCGTGCGTGCCGCCATTGATTCGCTTCGTGAGAGCCAGGATGGTTTCGTCGCTGACGCCCTTGTCGCAGATGTCCCACAACTTGTTACGGTCAAAGAAGAAGCGAGCGCTGTCGAATGCGTGCTCAGTAGCAACAGCATCTGGCTTATCCAACAGCTCAGGTTTGTTCAGCCACTTGGCAAACGCCTCGTAGTTGGACTTACCCGTCAGCTGCAGTGCACCACGGCCACGGTACTTCCATCCATCAAACGTAGCCTCGTCACCGTTGCCCATGCGGGAGGCATATACCCTAGAGGCAATGCCAACAGCATTACGTGCGTACTTGTCAGCCAGTATCTTCGTGGGGAAGTACTTCTTGAAAATCTTCATAAGACCCTCAGAAGAGTAGTTGAGGTTCTCAGAGAACAATCTGAAGCCTCCCGTCTCATGAGCCGTCTGTCCGAAGAAGTGCGCTGCACGCTCCGGCGACATACCATAGTGTTTCGCTGCTGCACGCAACGTTGCAGGACCAAACTCGCCATCAGCTGTTACACCGATAGCTTCCTGTAAATTCCTTAAGCTCATCGTCCTTGTGCGTTGTATGGCTTGGAGTAGTTCTTAGATGCCTTATTATTGGAAGCCTTCTTGGAGTGCTTCCCGCGCTTTTTGCTCTTGCTTACAAACTTAGCAACAGCTAATACCTTACTGCTCTTACCAGCCATCTTTCACGTGTTTTGTTCGAGGGTAAATCTACTAACTTTGTCTCACTTACTAGGTTATGAGAAACAGTAAACCACCCAAGCGCCCAGCGGGAACAACCCCAGAAATGGAGAAGAAGCTTCGTGCTGAGTTCGCCAAATTCGGGAAGAACCAGGCTATTAAGTCGGTCAATCCGATGGTGGGCGCCATGGCCGGTCGCGCCGGCCTGGCAGCCATAGGACGCGCTATGGCTACATCTGGACCGCAGCGCGAATTCGAGAAGCAGGTGCCTCAGGAAATGCGCAAGTTCATGGAGTTCGCAGGAGGCCTACGTGACAACCTAGGACTGCGTGGCCAAGTACGCCCAGTCAACAGCAAAGAAATTGCAGACATGGCACGCCGATATGCCGAGAAAGACAAAAGTGTGCTGCAAGACATCGGCCAGCTGACAAAGCGCCAACAGCAAATGGTACGCGACGAGATTGCTCGCCAGTACCAAAAGGTTACCGCACTGGACAAAGCAAAGTCCCTTGCTCGTAAAATCGACCGAACCATAGACCCAGCCAATACAGGACGCCTTGGCGCAGCACTGGTATCTGGAGTGGAGCTAGGAGAGAAAATGAAACCACTCGTAGAAGAACAAATACCAACAACTCAACTAGACGAAGTAACAGTTATGAAATCCAAGAAATACGCTACAGGAGGCGCTCTTAAGCCCGTCCCCTCAGAGAAGAAAGGCCTGGCGAAGTTGCCCACCGAGGTTCGCAACAAGATGGGCTACATGATGGGCGGCGGTAAGCTGGGCATGATGTACCAAAACGGCGGAAAGACCGCCGACCAGAAGTTCAATGCAAACGCAAAGGCCCGTGAGATGGAAAACCTCACCGAGATGCGCAACGCATTGAAGAAGTCTGACCCGGACGCACTTGCAGCATTTGACCGTAGCCTCAAGGCTAAAGGCATGATGGTTGCTAAGCGCCCCGTCAAGAAGATGGCCCAAGGCGGTATGCTTAAGAAAGCAGGAGCTCCGAACCCCCTGAACCCCACCAAGGACAACAACAGCTACATCTCTAATGCTGTTGACATGAGTCCCTCAACGAAGAAGCAAATGGATGCTCTTCGCCAAGCCATGATGTACTTCACCGGTGTAAGCCCCAAGAATAAGTAACAATGGCAAAGCAGTGGATTCAAAAGGCCCTCGCTGACCATAAGCCCGGAGCGCTTCACAAAGCGCTCGGGGTTAAGAAAGGCGAGAAGATTCCATTGGCCAAGCTGAAGGCTGCGGCAGCATCCAAAGGCAAAGTGGCAAAAATGGCAAATCTGGCAATGACGCTACGCAGCTTCAATAAGAAATAACAATCCATATATTTGTAAGACAAAACAAAGCGATGAAAAAGTACCGCACCACCAAGAAGTATGCAAACGGAGGAAAGCCGCCGGTTGACGAAAAGAAGAAGCCAGTAGTAGTAGCAGGCGCTACGGTTACTGCACCCAAAGGAGGAGGAGTCAAAATGCAGACCTACGGAACCGCTGACTACAATAAGCGCCGTGAAGAGCTGATGACCCAGAAGGCACAGGCTTACCTGAAGAAGAATCCTAGCGTAAGCAAGACCATTCCTGATGTAGAGCGTAAAATGATGCAAGACGAGGTTCGCGCACAGCTCACTAAGGAAGGAGTTCGCCAACCCGGAATGATGCTCAAAGACACCGGTCGTCGACTTACTCCAGAAGAAGAGAAGATTGCACGAGCTCGGATGGGCCGCAAATAAAAAAGGGGGCTTAGGCCCCCTTCTTCTTTTCTACAAGGCTACCCTTTAGAGTGCCGCCTCGCACGAGGATGTATAGAACGTCGTAGTCCTGGAAGTGAAAGAAGTATCCCACAAGCCCATCCTTACCAAGGACATCTTTTGGAATCTCGGTGAAGCTGTCGCATTCCTCGGCTAACGACACCGCGAGGCTGTGTGAGACGAAATCATCGTTGATGGTGAAGTCGAGTCTGCCCTGCTCTACTTGCGTCATGTAGATGCCGTCAAGAGACTTGGGAGGCTGCTGAGAGAAAAGAGAAAGGCTGGCGACCAGCAGGGTTGAAAGAAGTGTAGTTTTCATGGTTGGTAAATTGAAGTTGACTGCAATACTACGAAATCAAAAAACGTCAGTCAATACCCCAGGGTAAAAAATGTCTAAATTTGCTCTTATGTCTTACCCCTTTCTAAAGAAAGAAAAATGAAGAAGTACCGAACCAAAGCCTACAATGAGGGCGGAGAGATGGAGTCAGAGCAGGAAATCGAGGTCATGAACCCCGACCTGATGATGGCCATGAAGCAGATTCAAGCAGCTGTCAAAGCCACAGGTATGGCTCCAGCTCACTACAAAATCAAAGCTTGCTACTACTCCGAGGAAGGTGAAGACAAGTAAGTATTACGCCAGTAATGCAAAAGCTCGCGCCAAGAAGGCTGAGTACGATACCGAGTATCACTCAACCAAAGAGCGCAAGAAATACCGTGCGTACCTAAATAAGAAGAACCGCGATGCGGGCACTTACGGAAACGGGGACGATAAGGACTACGACCATGACGAGCGCCGCATGATTTCATCCTCACGCAACCGAGCAAAGAAGTAATGGCAAAGAGCAGTAAGAAGCGTGCTAGTGCTGTTGTTGGCCAGAAGAAGGTCAGCAAAGAGCGTGCAGCACAAGGAAAGACCAACTACGAACTACTAAACAAACTAAGCAAATGACTGGAGTTGAATTTGAGGACTGGCTGGAGCAGCTAGAAGAAGCCAAGCAGCCCACCTGCAACATTGAGAACCCCGAAGATTGCGAAGCTTGTGGCAGCTGATACCAAACTAGGTGAGATGTATCGTTCGGTCTGTGCATACCCAGGCCGTCCGGGATTCTACACTTCTGACAAAGGAGCAGACCACGACTACATCGACTCCTACTACGCGGCAGAGTTTGAAGGAAAGCGAGAGAGCGTATCAAACGTGCTCGAGCTTGGCGTGCAGTGGGGAGGAAGCCTGATGCTCTGGAGCTCATGGTTCCCCAACGCTAAGGTCATTGGACTTGATATCTATGAGGGCGTGCCTCAGCACTACGACGAGATGCGCGGAGACCGCGAGTTTCCAAATGTGGAGATACGCATACAAGACGGATATGCAGAGCCGGTTATCGCCGAGCACAAAAACGACTTCTATGACTACGTTATTGACGACGGCCCTCATAGTCTTGCAAGTATGGTGATTGCTATCCACCGTTGGCTTCCTAAGGTTAAGCCTGGAGGAAAACTAGTTATCGAAGACATCCAGGATTGCAAATGGTTTGAGAAGCTAGAGAAAGAAGCTGAGCTCTCAGGCATACCTGCCGAATGCCGTAGATTTGATTTCCGAAAGAACAAGAATCGTTCTGACGATATGATTTTTGAAGTCACCAGGAAATGAACCTAAAGAAGCTCAACAAGAACGTGATGGTGAAGGCCCCAGAGGGCTATCACTGGATGAACGACGGAAAGGGTCGCTTCTACCTCATGAAGCATTCTGGAAAGTTTGTCAAACATCCTAATGCAAGCCTTGAGGCCCCGTTCCGAGTTGTCACACATGACAAGCCTGGAACGGCCAAAGAGAAGATGGCTATTGGGGCTCTGGTACGGTTGAAGAAACCTTAAGGGGTTCTTCTCCGTAAAGCTTACGATACATACGGGCTACAAGCAGGCGCGCCTTTTGCGTAAGAGCGTACCGTACCCTGTAGTTGAACTTGTTCTCCTCCCTGAAGAAAGCCGCCGCTACCTCCTTGTTGTTTGGAGTGAGCTTGTCAAAGTGTGCATATATCAGGCCATCATTGACCATCTTATAGATTTGTTTCTTCCTCAGCTGTGTTTCGCTGCGCATCATGCCTTTGGCTAGGTACTCAATGGTCCAGAACTCAAGGTCATAAGCAAACAGAAGAAGCTCAACCTCTGCTGCACCAAGTCCGTAGTTCTCTTTCATGTCTCGGTATAGAAACGTCAAGTACTTCAGGTCGTTTCTCTGGATGAACTTAGGGTCAATTTTGGAGAATTCCCTGAACAGCTTCTTTCGGCTGACAGTAGTCTTGGGCATATCAGTATCTTTGTTTCAAAAGTACTATTATGGGAAGTCTTAGCGGAACTAAAATTAAAGACACCTTTGGCCTGTTGCTGAAGATGGCCACCTCTACGGTGTCTGCGTCTGAGCAAGTCGTACAAGACGGCGAGGGTAACAATACGGCCCTAAAGCTCTCCACAGACACGGTTGAGTCAACTGGTGACTTCAAGTGCACTGGTACGATGACTACATCTACCACTGACGTTCAAGCACTTATGCTTAGCTCAACGGGTGTGTTTGTGAAGCGCAACCTTAGCACCAATCCAATCGGAACGACGTCTGTCACTGCGAACTCTCCACTTGGTGCCACCGGAAGCACTATTGGAGTGCTTCCTGCAAGTTCCCTTGTACAGTTGACATCACAGCAGACGGCAACCATAGACAAGTTTTTGATTTGGGACGAGTCGTCTAGCTCATACAAGTACATAGATGCTGTCAACTTGGCCGATTACGTGGTCAATAGTGGAGCAACTGCAATCCCTGCAATGTTCATTGCTAAGCCTCAGGCAACTACAGCGATTGGAACCGCAAGCACATTCATTGCATTTGCAGAAATTGCAAATCAGCCAGCAACCGGAGCTACTGACCCAGCAACCTCTTGTGTGGCCCTTGGCGGTATTTCATCAAGTGTATCGCTTGTTGACGCCGTTGGAGTTCGTGATAACATTCGACTGAGCACTCAGTCGATGTACCAGATATTGGCTTCAGTTCAGTATACGGTTGCTGCCGGAACTCCGGATATTACCACTCAAATCTACCTAAACGACGGTGCTGGTAGCCAGGTATTAGCCCAAGACATTGAGCCGACAAAAGCTGGAACTCACTTTGTTACAATCGCATACTACTTCTATGCTGACTCAGGAGTTCCATACGACATTGGACTCAGGTGCTCTGCCACATCGGCGGCTACTGTCGGCCTCCAAACTTCATTCACCATCACTAAATTAGGGGACGTAGTATAACGCCCTATGACCAGAGAAAAGCGAATCGAAGTTTTCATCCTCGTGCGGGAGAAGATGGATGAGATTGCCGACATTATCAAAGACAATAATGCTGGACCAGAGTTCATGGCGACCTACTGCTTCGGTCTAGCTTGCGACGACGATAACGAAGACAGTCCAGAGAGCTACGAATTCCTCGCTGGATACAGCGTGGACGGTGGTGAGGAGTTGAATATCATGTTTAATGTGATGGCCCACAGCTTTGTGGCAGAACAGGACAACGATGATGACGACGACGAGCCAACCAACTCAATTGAATACTGGTTAAAGAAATAATGAAATTCAAATGGAACTTATCAGAAAAATCATCGTGGGGCAAAACCCCAAGGACGCCATGGCGTACTTCGTCGGTCAGCGGACTGGCGATGCCGTAGTCGATTCAATCATTCAGGACGAACGAGCCCTATCAGTGTATGGGATTCGTCGATATCTGGTCTACATTTACAATTCCGAAAAGGGCACCATGCTCTGGAAAACCATAGACGATATGCCCTGTTTAATTGAACACGATTGCGACTTCTAATGAAACCAATTAGATACTTCATAGTACGAGTACCAAAGCCCGTAAAAGACACTATCGAGATTGCGGGCAAAGAGATGTACTTGGATACCAAGTTCAATGAGTTTGCTCACCGTGCAGTAGAGGGCGAAGTCATTGGAGTGCCTCAGCGATATAAGACCGATGTATCTGTTGGAGATACATTGTACTTCCATCACCACGTTCTGCTTGGGGGTAATCACCTCGTGTATGGTAACCAACAGTTTGATGAGGCGAAGCATCGCCGAGGGCAGTTTGTATTTGAAGACGATAACCTGTACTATGTGTGGTGGGATGGCGGTAATGACCCGCACAGCTGTCAAGCGTACGCATACAAGAGCAAAGAGACCGGAGAAGTTCGTCTTCTTGGTCCGTGGATATTCCTTAGTCCAGCAGAGCAGGACTATGAGCTAAAGAGCGAGACACTTGAACTAGTTCAGTCAAAGAAGTCATACAACCAGTACGGATACATCCGTTATCCATCAAATATGTTGGAGGAGCTCGGCCTCAAGCCGGGCGACAAGGTGTTCATTCAAAAGAATGCCGACTACGAAATGGAAGTAGACGGAGAGCGTCTGTATCGGGTAATGCTATCTCACATCTATGCCCAGGTCCAAGAATAGTTTTGACAACGTAGGAACGGCAAGCCGTCTTATGTCTGCAATGGAGATTGCCATTGAGAACATGATTCAGGAGATACAGAAGCCTGTGGACCAAGAACTGTCTGGCTCTCAGAGAAAGGCAGAGCTACAGGCTATCAAGCAAACTGCAATTGACGCTAAAGAACTGATTGTTGAACGCGAGAAGCTTCAGCTTCTCATAAGACAGCTGCACGATAGTGGAGAAATCAAAGAAGAGCGAGACTACTCAGGAGGATTCGCAGAACAATTCTCAAAATAGCGACTGGGTATTTATCTACTGGGATAGCTGATGGCCGGATTAGTCGAAATAGAAGACGAGGTAATCGTAAACATTTGTTCCCAAGGAACGGCTGGGGATATTGTTGTCTATGGAGACCTGGCCATTCAGCTTCCCAAGAAGCCAAAAAAACAAGACATTCTATTTCACGACCTTCCTAAGGAGCAGCAGATGTGGGAGCGCACTGAGCTCCCTGAAGAGCTCAGAAAGGTGAACTCCATGGAGGAGTGGATGACGATGCCAGAAACCTTTAGGAAGAAGTACACACCTTACATTGCCCAGGAATATGAAAGACGAAGAAGTGGAGTTTGGTTCTTCAACAACGGAGTACCTACTTACATCACCGGAAACCATTACTTTTTTCTGCAGTGGGCCAAGATTGACGTGGGGTACCCATCTTACCTTGAGTTTCAACGTCAGCTATTCATACACCTAGAGGCCTGCAACGTAGACCCTCGCTCACTTGGACAGGTGTACGTGAAGTGTCGACGCTCTGGATACACAAATATGAGCGCTTCAACGCTCATCAATGAGGCTACCCAGGTTAAAGAAAGGCTGTTGGGTATCATGTCAAAGACGGGAGGTGACGCACAGGAGAACATCTTCATGAAGAAGGTGCTTCCAATCTACAAGTCGCTGCCTTTTTTCTTCAAGCCCATCCAGGACGGTACTACAAACCCACGTATGGAGCTTGCTTTTCGTGAGCCATCCAAGCGAATCACCAAGAACAACAAGACATCGCAGCGCGGAGACGCCCTGAATACGGTAATCAACTGGAAAAACACCACCAACAACGCCTACGACGGTGAAAAACTGCACATCTTGTACCTGGATGAGGCTGGAAAGTGGGAAAAACCGACCGATATCAGGGAATCTTGGCGTATTCACCGTACCTGTCTGCTTGTTGGTCGTAAAATCGTGGGCAAAGCCATAGTCGGCTCCACGGTAAACCCGCTCGATAGGGGCGGTCGCCAGTTTCGTGACCTATACGACTCAAGCAACCCCAAGGAGCGTAACGAAAACGGACGTACAAAGAGCGGACTTTACTCAATCTTCATACCGGCGTACGAAGCCATGGAAGGCTTCTTTGACAAGTACGGACATCCTATCGTGGAAGACCCAGAAGTACCAATTTTTGGCATAGAGGGAGAGCCGATAGGCATAGGAGCCAAGACGTTTTTGAAGAATGAGAGAAAGGCCCTGGCAAGCGACAGCTATGAGCTTAACGAAGTCATACGTCAGTTCCCGTTCACCACTGCAGAGGCTTTCCGTGACAGCGCAAAGTCGTCGGTCTTCAATGTCCAGAAGATATACGAGCAAATCCAATACAATCAGGAGTTGTATCCAAACCCAGTTCTTGTTGGAAACTTCGTATGGAAAGACGGAAAGCAGGACACAGAGGTGTACTTTAAGCCTGACGCAAATGGAAGGTGGCGAGTTACGTGGATGCCACCATTTGAGCTGCGAAATAAGCCGGGACCCCAGAACGATTGGCTTGGGGTAGGAGGCGTTGACTCCTACGACATTGATGCTACTGTAGATGGCCGCGGCTCTAAAGGCGCGTGCCATATTTACAACAAATTCAACCTGCAGTACCCAGCAAATATGTTCGTTGCGGAGTACGCTTCTCGGCCGCCGCTTGCTAAAATCTTCTATGAGGACGTGCTAATGGCGGCCAAGTTTTACGGATATAGTTTGCTGATAGAGAACAACAAGTACGGTATAGCTCGCTACTTTGAGCAGCGAGGATACGACAACTACCTGATGAACAGGCCAGAACACTTGGGTTCTGGATATGGAGGTGGCACAAAGACAAAGGGAATTCCTTCAAACTCGCAGGATATTATCCAGGCTCACGCCCAAGCTATCGAGGCATACATCCATTCTCACGTAGGGCTAAATGAAGAAAGCTTAGAATTTGGAAAGATGTACTTTGAAAGAACCCTAGAGGATTGGATTAACTTCAAAGTAGATGACCGTACTGCATTTGACTTGTCCATCTCCAGTGGCTTGGCTCTGTTAGCGGCTCAGGGGGCTACAGTCAAAAAGGAAAAAGCAGACTTCAATCTCAAGAAATTCTTCAGGCCTGGTCGGGTCATCATACGCTGAATCAAATAAGTATATTTGCATATTAGCCCGTAGTGGATATGCAAAGAGATTATACAGCAAAAGGCCAATCTACCTTTCCCGACCCGCTAGCGAGTACGGAAGAAAAAATGTCGCAAAGCTATGGCCTTCAGTATGCAAAGGCCATGTACGCACAGTGGATTGGTGTTGACTACAACAACTCACTATACGGTCGTCGGTTCAATGAAATGCAGAACAACCGCGACTATGCACAAGGAACTCAGGATACGTCAATCTACCGACAGATTCTCAGCTCCTTGGATGCAAACAACGGAGACGGAACGATGCTTACTCTGGACTACACTCCAGTTCCTATCATCCCGAAGTTCGTTCGCATTGTAGTAAACAAGATTCTGTCGCGCAAGCCGTATCCTCAGGTGCAGGCCGTCGACCCTCTTTCTCGTAGCGAGAAGGACAAGAAAAAGAATGTTGCAATCCTGCACATCGAAAACAAGGACATTCTTCAGGAGGCAAAGGCCCTTGGTCTCCCCGTTAAAGTAGACCCGGATGCGCTTCCAGACACCCCAGAAGAAACGGAAATCTTCTTGGATACCAACGTAAAGACTGACGCAGAAATCGCCGCACAGCTAGCCACGGAGATGACCCTTACGTGGAATGACTTTGACGACGCCATCTACCGTCGCTGCGTTGAGGATTTGGTTAACTGTGGTATGGCTGTTACCAAGCGTACCAACGACCCGAACTACGGAATTCGTGAGCAATACGTAGACCCCGCATACTTCATTCACAACTACACGGATGACCCCAACATGACGGAGCTGACCTACGCTGGTCACTTCCGTACGGTCACCATCATGGAGCTCAAGCGATTGGCTGGAAACCAGTTCACCGAAGAGCAGTACCAGCAGATTGCTCAGACGGTTATGAATCGCTACGGGAATGACCCGTTGCGCTACGCTACTCAGGGGTACAACTACGAAACCATCAACAACCGCTATCGCTACGGATACGACGAGTACAAGGTGCAAATCATGGACTTTGAGTTCATGTCTGTTGACGATATCATCTTTGAAAAGAAAGAGTCCAAGTTTGGAAACATTGGATTCTACTACAAGGGTCATGAGTACAATGCCCCGCAGCAATCAGTATTTGACCGTGAGGCAGTGTACATGAGGAATGCAACCGTGTACGGAGGCATATTCGTTATTGGAACTGAACTGATGTTCAACTACGGAGTTCAGAAGAACATCCCGAAAAACGTACACGACATCTCTCGTGCTCGCCTTTCATACTCTTGCGTAGCCACGAACCTACGTGGAATGATTCCCAAGTCTATGGTGTCAAGCATCATCGGCTTTGGCGATATGCTGCAAATCACTCACTTGAAGATTCAGCAGTCAATCGCTAAGGCTAAGCCTGATGGTCTCATCATTGACATCGAAGGACTTGAGAACGTACAACTCGGACGCGGTGGTGAACTGCAACCTCTGGAGATTCAAGACATCTACGAGCAGACTGGTGTATTCTACTACCGCTCAAAGAATCCAGAGGGCGGGTTCCAAAACCCGCCTGTCCGCGAAATCGGAAACTCCATCCGGAACATTGAGCAACTGGTTGGAATCTACAACCATTACTTGCGCATGATTCGCGATGCTACGGGAATCAATGAAGTTGTTGACGCAAGCACGCCCAAAGCAGACGCCCTTGTTGGTGTTCGCGAGCAGGCTATTGCTGCTTCTAACAACGCTACCTACGACATCACTCATGCTGCCCAGGTACTATACAAGAAGGTATGCGAGGACATCGTTAAGTGCCTTCAGGTGATTCCGCCGAAGAGCATCATCTACAAGTCCTACACCAATGCGATAGGAGAGACCAACATGGCTGTCCTTACGTCGTTTGACAATCTGTCGATGTACAACTTTGGTGTCATTGTGATGGGGGAGATGGACGACCGCGCTAAGATTTATCTTGAGCAGAACATCAACATGGCCCTTTCTCAGAAGGAGATTGACCTTGAAGATGCAATAGCCATCCGACAGCTAAGAGACCCAGAGCAAGCAGAACGTTTGCTCGTTGTGCGTCGCAAGAAGCGTATGCGTCAGCGTATGGACGAAGCTGCTCAGCAGGCTCAACTACAGGCTGATTCTAATGCTCAGGCTGCCCAAGTAGCCTCTCAAGCAGAGATTCAAGCAGAGCAAATAAAGGCTCAGCTTGAAGCTCAAAAGATTCAGCTTGAGACGCAATCAAAGGCTGAACTTATGGGACTTCAGCACACATACGATATGGAGCTACAGCGCCTCAAGAACGAGGCTGTTGTGGGCTCTCAGGTAGTGCGTGGTCAGGTTCAAGAGACTACTGACATGATGAAGGAAAATCGCAAAGATGCCCGAATCAATAAGCAAGCAGAGGCCCAATCTAAGTTGATTTCTCAGCGCCAAGGAGAGGCTCCGTCGTTTCAGCCCAGCCTAATGGATGCTCTAACTAATCAATAAATTTGCAATATGTCCTGTTGTACCGTAACTCCTACTGCAGTTGTAAGCATAGCAACTAGAGTTGACATTGTATGTTGGCGAGGTGACACATTTGTGCTTACTGCTACCATTGCTGATGCAAATGGTAACGCTGTTGACTTAAGTGTTTATACTTGGAAAATGGAGGTGCGAGAATACGACAATGGCCCGCTGGTTATTACTAGTTCAAACATCACTGTTACTGGAACAAGTCTTGGTGTTCTTACCGTCACCATTAGTGCTACGAATATGCTTGTGCCCGCAGGAACTTACGTCTATGAAATTCAAGCTACAAACCCAACACCTAACCCAGATACCGTGACTACATACTTGTATGGTCAATTCACTGTAACTCAAGATATTGCTGCAAACTAACATGGCTGGAGAAGTTGATATTACCCTACCTGGACCTCTCGTTGTAGAGATTACTAACAATGGAGTTCAACAGCTCCCTGGTTCAAAAGGAACCAAGGGAGCTAAAGGTGCTTCTGGTGGTGCATCTGCAAAGGGAGACAAAGGAAATGCCGGAGCCAAGGGCTCTCAAGGAAACCAAGGCCCTGAAGGCGACAAGGGTCAAAAAGGAGCTACTGGTGGTGGCGGCGAAGGCGGCCAAAAAGGAGACAAAGGAACTGCTGGTACTGCTGGAGCCAAAGGCGCCCAGGGGCCAAAAGGAGACCAGGGCCCCAAAGGAACTGCGGGAACCAATGGTGACAAGGGAGAAAAAGGTGCCGGAGAAAAAGGCGAAAAGGGCCGTGAAGGTGCTGCTGGTCCTAAGGGAGAGCAGGGCCCTAAAGGCGCCGCTGGAACCAATGGTGACAAAGGAGAGAAAGGCCTTGGAGAGAAGGGTGACAAGGGTCGCGATGGAAACAAGGGTGCTCAAGGTCCCAAAGGAGCTCAAGGTCCTGCCGGAGACAAAGGAGAAAAAGGTCTTGGAGAAAAGGGAGACAAAGGTCGCGATGGTTCTCCAGGACCAAAGGGAGACCAGGGTCCTAAAGGTCAAGCCGGAACCAATGGTGACAAAGGAGAGAAAGGCCTAGGTGAAAAAGGTGATAAGGGTCGTGATGGTTCTCCTGGTCCCAAGGGTGACCAAGGACCAAAAGGTACTGCTGGAACCAATGGCGATAAGGGAGACAAAGGTGAACTTGGAACCAAGGGTGACAAAGGACGAGACGGCTCTCCAGGACCAAAAGGCGACCAAGGACCAAAGGGAGCTCAAGGAGAATTTGGCCAAAAAGGAGAAAAAGGTTTCGGAGAAAAAGGAGAGAAAGGCCGTACTGGAAATAAAGGAGCTCAGGGCCCTAAGGGCGACCAGGGTGAATTTGGTCAGAAAGGTGAAAAAGGCCTCGGAGAAAAAGGCGATAAAGGCCGCGATGGTAATAAGGGTGCCCAGGGTCCAAAAGGTGCCCAGGGTGAATTTGGTCAGAAAGGTGAAAAGGGTTTTGGAGAGAAAGGAGAAAAAGGTCGCACCGGAAATCAGGGTACTAAAGGCGACCAAGGGCCTAAGGGAGAAGTAGGACCTAAAGGAAGTACGGGAGCCCAAGGCGACAAAGGAGAAAAGGGCATCGGAGAAAAAGGAGAAAAAGGCCGCACTGGACAGCTTGGACCGAAGGGAGACGCCGGTCCAAAAGGCGACCAAGGCGCTAAAGGCTCACAAGGAAACACTGGTCCTACTGGAGACAAAGGAAACAAAGGTGAGCTCGGAACCAAGGGCGACAAGGGTCGTGACGGCAACAAGGGAGCCCAAGGACCTAAGGGAGACCAAGGTCCGAAAGGAGAAGTAGGCCCGAAAGGAAATACTGGAGCCCAAGGAGACAAGGGTGAAAAAGGAATTGGAGAGAAAGGAGAGAAAGGCCGCACTGGACAGCTCGGCCCCAAGGGGGACCAAGGACCTAAGGGAGACCAAGGAGCTAAGGGTTCTCAAGGAAATACTGGTCCTACTGGAGACAAAGGGAGCAAGGGAGAACTTGGGGAGAAAGGAGAGAAAGGTCGCACTGGAGCACTTGGCCCTAAAGGAGAAGTTGGACCCCAAGGAGACATCGGTCCAAAAGGAGATGTTGGCCCTAAGGGAGACCAGGGACCCAAGGGAAATACTGGTTCAAAAGGAGAAGTAGGACCTAAGGGAAATACTGGAGCTAAAGGAGACCAGGGTCCTCAAGGTATAGAAGGAGAAAAAGGCGACAAAGGCCGCGAAGGACCATTAGGACCTACTGGACCAACCGGTCCTACAGGTCCACAAGGTCCAAAAGGAGATGTTGGTCCAACCGGTCCTCAAGGCCCAACCGGCCCACAGGGACAGAAAGGTGACCAAGGCCAAAAAGGTGAAGAGGGCCGTACGGGCCCTGGAGGCCCCGTAGGCCCTACTGGACCTACCGGTCCTACTGGTCCTACTGGTCCACAAGGAACTAAAGGAAATACTGGAGCTCAAGGACCTATTGGACCTAGTGGCCCGACTGGACCTCAAGGAGAAAAGGGTCAGCAGGGGGACAAGGGCGACAAAGGCCGAGAGGGACCCGGTGGTCCCACAGGACCCACTGGACCTACTGGACCTCAAGGAACCAAGGGAAATACCGGTGCTCAAGGACCTATTGGTCCACAGGGTCCAACCGGTCCTCAAGGAGAAAAAGGTCGTGAAGGTCAGAAGGGTGAGGCTGGGCCTACTGGTGCTCAAGGCTCTAAAGGCAATACTGGCGCACAAGGACCTACTGGCCCTACTGGTCCTACTGGTCCAACAGGTCCAACTGGTGCTCAGGGACCTAAAGGAAATACTGGTTCTCAGGGACCAACTGGACCTCAAGGAGAGAAAGGACAGCAAGGAGATAAGGGTGACAAGGGTCGCGAAGGACCCGGTGGACCCGTAGGTCCTACTGGTCCTACTGGTGCTCAGGGACCGAAGGGTGATACTGGAGCCACTGGTCCTCAAGGTCCTACTGGCCCAACTGGGCCTACTGGTCCACAGGGCGCTAAGGGAAATACTGGTGCTCAAGGACCTACTGGGCCAACTGGTCCAACTGGACCTCAGGGCGCTCAAGGCCAGAAAGGAAACATCGGAGCCCAGGGTCCAACTGGACCTACTGGTCCCACTGGACCTCAAGGTGCCCAAGGAGCAAAAGGAAATACTGGTGCTCAGGGTCCTGCTGGACCAACTGGCCCCGTAGGACCTCTTGGGCCTACTGGTCCTACTGGAGCTACCGGTCCTCAAGGACGTAAAGGTGAACCCGGAGCTACTGGACCTACTGGTCCCCAGGGCCCGACCGGAGCTACTGGTCCCCAGGGGGCAAAAGGAAACACCGGTGCTCAAGGTGCTACTGGTCCTACTGGTCCCGTTGGCCCATTGGGCCCACAAGGTCCTACTGGTGCCACTGGACCCCAGGGAGCTAAAGGAAATACTGGGGCTCAAGGTCCTACTGGACCTACTGGACCCACTGGTCCAGTTGGCCCGCTAGGTCCTCAAGGTCCTACTGGGGCTACTGGTCCGCAGGGCGCCAAGGGTAATACTGGAGCTACCGGCCCCACTGGCCCAACCGGAGCCACCGGTCCTACTGGAGCGCAAGGTGCACAGGGTCGCAAGGGTGAACCTGGGGCTAAGGGCGACATGGGTAATACCGGCCCTCAAGGACCTAAGGGAAATACTGGGGCTACTGGTCCACAAGGTCCTGCCGGTCCTACTGGTCCTACTGGTCCGCAAGGAGCTCAAGGCCCAACCGGAGCTACTGGACCAACTGGTGCCACTGGTCCAAAGGGTCAGAAGGGTGAAACTGGGGTTCCTGTCTTCAACTCTTCTGGTGAAACGTGTGCTGCCTGTGGATTTTCTAGTGTTCCAGATGATTCAGGCAAGAGTGTTGCAGGTTGGGTTAGATTCAACATATCTGGAACTAACTACTACGTGCCAGCTTGGATGTAATCCGAAAACAAGGGCGCCCCAAAAAGGCGCCCTGTTTGTTTTCTATAATCTAATTGACTACATTTGAGCATCAAATTGAATTCACATGATGCTAAATGCCTTTATTGTAGACGGATTCTACGACAATCCAGATGAAGTCCGTGCATTTGCTCTTGCTCAGGACTTCAACGTAAAGGGGAACTTTCCTGGTGCTCGCACCAAAAGCTTCAACAACAATAGCGTGTTCAGCGTACTCCAATCAATAGTTGGTACCCATGCTGGGAAAATCAACTATTTTCCAGAAGACTACAATGGGGCGTACCAAATAACAACAGCGAGAGACCGCTCTTGGATACACGCAGACAATGGAACAAAGTGGGCTGGCGTAGTCTATCTTACTCCGAATGCACCATTGTCTAGTGGGACTGGATTCTTCAAGCACAAGGCTTCTGGACTCACTTGGTCTGCCGACGGAAAGGGAGACTGGAATGATGATTCTCAGGATATGACCAAGTGGGAACTTACTTCATCTGTCGGGAATATGTACAACCGATTGATACTGTACCGAGGCAAGCAGTTTCACTCATCGCTCGACTATTTCGGCAACAGCTTAGAAAACGGCAGACTGTTCCAAACCTTCTTCTTCTCTACTGAGCAGTGAACATAGTATTTCACGTAGGTTACTTTTCAAAACCGTGGAACGCAAAGACAGGCGGTCCAGGCGGTACTGAGCAGTGCGTGATTAGTCTTTCTGACGAGCTTGCAAAGCTTGGGCACGATGTGTATGTGTTTGGAGAAGTTAAGCCAATGCACACGGACTACCCTACTGGAAGTGTAACATATTGCTCGTTCGAGAACAAGTCAAATATCCCACAGGAGATAGACTTTCTAGTGG